TAAAGGATTACGAGTGTACCGAAGAAGTTATCCAAAAGGTTCTAGAACTGAACAAGAAGTATTCGGCTATTGTCGAAGAGACGGAAGAAGTTGGTCGTAACATCAACTGGCAGATCAAGTCTCTTGAGTGGGATAATCTGTTCAACTATGGTGAGAAGAATCGGATTGATTTTGAAAGCCTGTCTGGTATTGTCGGTATTTTCGGTAAGAACTTTTCAGGTAAGTCAAGCATTATCGATTCCTTACTATTCACTATCTTCAACACAACTTCCAAAAACGAAAGAAAGAACATTAATGTGATTAACCAGCAGAAGCTTTCAGCTTCCTGCTTGGTCAAGATTGCAGTTAATACTGACATCTTCTCGATTGAAAGAAGTCTTACAAAGTACAAGAAGAAGACAAAAACCGAAGTTGTTGAGGAAGCTAAAGTAGAACTTGACTTCGTAAAGGAATGCACTATTTCTGATACCAAGGAATCTATGAATGGAGTTTCGCGTGTTGAAACAGACCATAATATTCGTCGTGTTTTCGGAACAATCGATGACTTCCTAAACACTTCTATGTCTAGTCAGCTAGACGGCCTAGCATTTGTAAGGGAAGGAAGCACCAAGAGAAAGGAAATCATTGCAAAGTTCTTGGATCTAGAAATCTTCGAAAAGAAGTTTAGGTTAGCAAAAGACGATAGCTCTGATCTTAAGGGTGCCTTACGTCGTCTAGAGGGGAGAAACTTTGATTCTGAGATTGCAGTAGCGCATTCCGAACTCACTGAAAGTGAGGAGGAACTACAATCCTCCCTAGAGAAGTGCCGGATCTTAGAACAAAGAGTTCTGGAGATAGAAGCTGAGATAAAGGCGGTTGAAGAGCAAATCAAGGCTTCTTCCACCGAAGTCATCGACGGTGCTGAGCTACGCAACCTTATTTCTAAGTATTCGCTACTAGCCCTCACAACAGAAGGACAGATTGCAGAGAATCAGACTAAGATCGCTGATAATCTTGCACTATTGGAAAAGATTCATACATTCTTACAGTCTTATGATTACCAAGGACTGATTGTTCGCAGAGAAAACGTCAAAGTTCTTCAAGAACAGCTAACTATAATCGAAAGAGAAATCAAGCTAGCTTCTAGCAAGACTTCTCTATTAGATGGGATTCCCTGCGGTACACAGTTCCCAAAGTGTAAGTTTATTCGTGATGCGACTGAAGCATTTGAATCCATGCAAATGAAGTCCGAACAAGCTACCTCTCTACAAGAAAAGATCGCAGAGGCAAAGCCAGATTCTATTCAAGCCGATTTGGAAAAGTACACTTCGATTGTGGCCAAGAAAGAACAGCTTCTTGGTGAGATCAAGAATCTAGATTTCTATGTTGAACGTGGTCAGTTTGAGTTACGAAAGGTCAACGCTGATCTAGAATCGTTGCGAGAGAAAGAACTTCTTTATGAACAAACAAAGGAGCAAATCAAGAATGCTCAAGGATTATTGGTTACTCTCAACCGACTTAAGATTGCTCATAAAGATGCTAAGAAGTCTCTAAATGATTGTACTGATCGTTTGACTCTTATTCACCGCAAGATTGGATCCGCTGAACAGAAACTAGAAATGCTCACAAACCAGAAAGACGAACTTCACGCACTCAGGACAGAGTTTAGTGCTTATGAACTGTTCATGCGGTGTATGCATTCGAATGGTATCGCATATGACATTATCAAGAAGCAGCTTCCGATCATCAACGAAGAAATCACCAAGATTCTTTCTAACTTGACTGAGTTTAATGTGTTCTTCGAAGAAGAGGGTGATAAGCTAGATATCATGATCAAACACATTGATCAAGATCCTCGTCCTCTCTCTATGGCTTCCGGTGCCGAAAAGACTATGGCTGCTATGGCTATCCGATTGGCTTTACTACAAGTTTCTAATCTTCCAAAGTCGGACATCATGATTCTCGATGAGCCGGGTACCGCATTGGACGAGAACCATTTGCAAACATTCACACAGCTTCTCGATCTTCTAAAGACTCAGTTTAGAACTATCTTAGTTATTTCTCACTTGGACAGCCTAAAAGATGTGGTAGACATGACGATAGAAATCGGCAATAAAGACGGTTTTGCTTTCGTAAATCAGTGACTATTTATACTAGAGGTATAAAAATGGTACAAAAAGCATTTATTGATTGGGGTCTGAACAAGCTAGTATCTAGAAAGCTATTGGTTTGGACCACCGCAACCGTCTTAGCCGGTATCGGCTTTCTTTCTAGCTCTGATTGGGTTCTAATCAGCGGCCTTTACATAGGGACACAAAGTGTTATCGATTCTATCGTCAAGCTACGCAGCAGTCGTTCAGCTTCTGAAGAAGTTTGATTTTAAGTACTTTCTGGACTTGATAATCAGATACTGGCGTGAACTTCTCATAATCGGATTGATTATAGGATTTTCTATTGCCATTAAGAACCAAAGAAGTTATAATAATGAAATGTATCAAGAGCTAATCAAGATACAGGGGCAGGAGATCGAGAAGATTGCTGAAATACACAAGCAAGAACTCAAAGAGCGAGAAGAAACTATCGCTAGATACCAGGCTCAAATAACAAAGATCGAAAAAGACTATCAGAAGAAACTCAAGGATCTTTCTAAAAAGAAGGATAAGAGAGTAAAGGAGATAGTCAAGAAAAGAACCGACAAGCCAGAAGAAGTGGCTTCTATAATAACAAATACATTTGGATTCGAACATGTGGAATAAGATTGTCTTTGTCTTAATACTATTACTACTATCCGCCAATGCACATGGCGAAGAACAAAAGGGGAAGTTTGTCCTCGTACCAAAAGATGGAAGAGTTCCATTTCAAGCAACATGCTTTGATGACTTAGCGACTGCTATCCTCATTTCCGATAAGGAACTAAGAGAACAGCAATACAGTTTAGAACTTGAGCGACAGACTGCTTTGTTAAAGACAGAATGTGATAAGAGAGTAGAACTCGATAAGATCTCTGCTGATGCAGAACGAGATAAGCTGCTTGTACAGCTATCCTCCAAGCAAGAACAGATTGATGTCCTAAATAAGAAGCTATCCAAGATAGAACGCACCGACATTCCAGCCTTGATTGTAGCTGGTGTCTTAGGCGGTATCATCGTTGGTGGTGGTACAGCTATCGGTATTAACATGGCTGTGAATAAACAACAATGAGTAATCAACCAAAGTTAGATTGGAATGAGATAGCTCGTTACGAACAAGCAATAGGAAAGAAGTACGGTCAAGAGGCTGTAGATAACCTTCGTGCCTATTGGAACGACGAGAAAGAAGAAGTTTATCTAGAACAGCTAAAACTCCTCAAAGAGAAAGATCAGTATACTTGGGACAAAGAGCGAAAAGTCTTTGCTGACGGGTTTTTTATAACCGAAAAACTACTTACTAGAGAAAGTTCTTTTATCCCTTGCCCAATCTGTAGTAAAGCAGAGAATAACGCCAAAGACGACTTCTGTATTAAGAAGTACGATTGTTGTTACACTTGCTATGTATAGTGGGTAGAAGATAGAGAAGAAAGATGGAAATCTGGGTGGAGGCCCAATAAAAATGGCAACAATACTTGAAGTAGTACAAACAATCTCGCAAATCGTCGCTGAGCAAGGTTACGATGGTGCCAGAAATAAGAAAGGCGAACCAGTCAAGATTGGCCTCAGACGCGAAGAAGGTAACCCCTTACTCGACAAAAGAGTTATGGATGGTTTCGGCGTACAGTTTCACGGTGATCAACTGATCATCAAATACCACTCTGAGATCTTACTAAAAGAGATCTATAATGGTAATCTGGAATCTGAGATCGAGCAAAGAATCCAAGACATTGCCAACTTCATCAAGAAAGAATACAGCGGATACTCAAAGGCTAAAGGTTCTCTAACCCTGACACCACTTGACGAAGTAAAGGTCCGCGCAGAAAACACTTCTAGTATTCGCTATTGGGTTACAGCACACAGAGCCTACAAGATTGGTGGGGCACAAGGCACCGATCCAGTAAAGGGCGAGAGCAAAGATTCAGTCGATGCAAAGTTCCGCTCCTTCTTAGAACAAGGAGGCTTAGGGACTCGTCCGAAGAATGATACAAGACGAGACTCATGAGCCAAGTTCTTACAAAGCAGGAAACACTAAAAGAAATAGTCAAATCCGGTAAAGATGCGGTCTATTTCATAAACAGCTATTGTAAGATCTCACATCCCCAAAAAGGTCTTATCCCATTCAGCCTCTACGATTTTCAGAAAGAGGCTATTCAAGACTTCACTGATTATCGATTCAACATTGTACTAAAAGCCAGACAGTTAGGTTTCTCGACGGTTACCGCAGCCTACATTGCTTGGCTTTTATTATTTCATAGAGACAAAAACGTTCTAGTAGTTGCTACCAAGTTTACTGTTGCTGCTAACTTGGTCAAGAAAGTAAAGAACATCATGCAGAATCTTCCCAAGTGGTTGAGGATTTCTGACATTAAAGCTGACAACAGAAGCTCATTTGAACTCACGAATGGTTCTCAAGTAAAGGCTTCTTCTACGTCTGGCGATGCCGGTCGTTCAGAAGCTTTGTCATTGCTTGTTATTGACGAGGCTGCATTCGTTGAGGGTCTAGACGAGCTATGGACCGGTCTATACCCTACCTTGTCAACTGGTGGTCGTTGCATCGCCTTGTCAAGCCCTAATGGTGTTGGAAACTGGTTTCATAAGACCTATTCCGAAGCCGAGATAGGAAAGAATGATTTCCATCCAATCAATCTACCTTGGAATGTACACCCAGACAGAGATCAAGCTTGGTTCGAAAAAGAAACAAGAAACATGTCTGCTAGACAGATTGCTCAGGAGTTAGAATGCTCATTCAACTCTTCGGGCGAAACTGTCATTCCATCTGAACAACTAGCTAGGATTGATTCTGAAATCCGTGAGCCAGTATACCGTACAGGCTTTGACAGAAACCTATGGATGTGGGAACAGTACGATTCTACTGCCACTTATCTACTGGTGGCAGACGTTGCTCGCGGTGACGGTGCCGACAACTCAGTATTCCACTTAACAAAACTAGAAACTATGGAAGTTATTGGTGAGTACCAAGGAAAACCAACTCTCGGAGATTTTGCTTATCTCCTATACAATACGGGTAGAGAGTTCGGCAACTGTTTATTAGTTGTAGAAAATAACTCTTTAGGCATTTCTGTACTTGAAAAGCTAAAGGAAATGGGTTATCCTAACATATACTACTCTGCTAAAGGAACACATGATTTCGTTGACTCCAGCGAAACGTTTGATTCCGATAGAGTAATAGCAGGATTTACTACCTCGTCTAAGACAAGACCTTTGATTGTAGCCAAGTTAGAAGAGTTCATTAGAAACAAATCTATCAAGACGTATTCCTCTAGATTGGCTGCTGAGTTTAAAACATTCATCTGGAATGATAATCGTGCCCAAGCGATGAGATCATACCACGACGATCTAGTTATGTCATTAGCGATTAGTTGCTGGGTTAAGGACACAGCACTAACAGTAAATCAAAGAGAAATAGAGTATAAAAAAGCAATCGTAGATTCTATGTATTCCGCAAATAGCGTCTTTGTTACATCCATTCCCGGTATGAAGGGACATAATATAAATGGGTTTAAACAAAATACTTGGGACAGAGCGTTGGAACAAAGAAACTTCAGTTGGTTACTAAAGGGATAGAAAATGGCAAAGCAAGATAAAAACCCAAGAGATCCGGGATCAGAACTATTTCAGAGATTAACAAGATTATTCTCTGGTCCTCTCGTAAACTATCGTACACAATCGACTAGAAGATTGCGTCGTTCTTTGATGGACAAGTACGCATCGCAGTTCCGATCAGCTTCGGGACAGCAGTTCAAGCGTTCACAACTATACGCATTCTCAAACATGCAGAATGCTATTATGATCAACCATAACCGCTCAGAGCGTTATGTCGATTTCGATCAAATGGAATACACACCTGAGATTGCATCTGCACTTGACATTTATGCAGATGAAATGACAACACATTCGGCATTGCAACCAATGCTTAACATCAAGTGCCGCAACGAAGAAATCAAAGGGGTTTTACAATCTCTCTACCACAATGTGCTAAATGCCAACTTCAATCTTTTTGGTTGGTGTCGTACAATGTGCAAGTATGGTGATTTCTTCCTATACCTCGATATCGATGATCACCAAGGTATCACAAGCGCAATCGGTCTGCCTCCACAAGAAGTAGAAAGACTAGAAGGCGAAGACAAAACAAATCCAAACTATGTTCAGTTCCAATGGAACTCTGCTGGTATGACGTTCGAAAACTGGCAGGTCGCTCACTTCCGCATTCTTGGAAATGACAAGTACGCTCCTTATGGTACATCAGTCCTAGAAGCTGCTCGTCGTATTTGGCGTCAGCTAACACTTCTAGAAGATGCTATGATGGCTTACCGTATTGTTCGTGCCCCAGAACGTCGTGTATTCAAGATTGACGTTGGTGGTATTCCTCCAAACGAAGTAGAACAATACGTTCAGAAGGTTATTACTTCAATGAAGCGTAACACTATCTTAGACGATACCACAGGCCGCGTCGATCTTCGTTACAATCCACTTTCGGTAGAAGAGGATTACTACATCCCTGTTCGTGGTGGCTCAGCAACAGAAATCACTTCTTTGGCTGGTGGTACATTTACAGGCGACATTGATGACGTTAAGTATCTTCGCGACAAGTTGTTCTCTGCCC